CCAATACATAGCAGTTGTTATGGCTTCGCTTGGCTTGATAGGTTTTATTACATAATACCTTTTTTGAGAATTCCATTTAAGTTTGTTTATCTTATATGCGACTCTCTTATTCTCCAAGTTTTGACCTGCAAATGCGCCTGTGCTATATCTCGCTCTACCAAAAAAATCAATATATTTGCCACGAGGTCTACCTACTATCGGCGTGCCTTTTCTCGCAGGGTTTGATTGCCATTCATCACTACCTTTATTTGACATATAATCTTGCCATTTAGGGTTACTTGTTAAGGCTTCTGAACCTGTACCAAATGAATCTGCTATTACATAAGCATTTGCGCCTATATCTGCCATTATTATTGATTCGGTTTTAGAAATGATACTATCAAACTTTTTTTGAGAAATAGCATCTCGCCAACGCATTTCTCTTTTTATATCTGATATTACCGCTTTCGATAAAGACTTAACTGCTTCTTGCGATAAACTAATCAACTCGTCTATTGCTTTTTCCGCATTAAATCGTAGCATTATTCTCAAAGTCCTCTTTGTTATTAAAGATTTTGCATTGTAGTTCCCATATACCTTCTAGTCCAAAACCGCCTACGCTCACTACTTCCAAGTAATTAACATAGCCGTTTTTGTTTTTCGCTACAATCTTATCTTTTACTGCTACTTTATATTTTTGTGGTATTTGCAATTTAACGATTGTATATTGGTCTGTGCCACCTTCTAGTTGCCTGCCTTCTTTGTTTTGGTCGGTATAGAAACAAGGTACTTGTTCATATCTAGGTTCAAATTTTGCATCACCTATCGGAGTGCCAACATCGTCAAATTCTGAAACAATGCTACCTATATCTATCTTTGTATTAACATTAACGATATTTCCTGTCAAACCGTCTGTGCTTTGTTCGGGTCTAACGCTTTGTAGCAAAATTTCATATTCGCTACCTTGATAATACATTTTTCCAACCATACCACCCTTAATATTCAAAAAGTCGTCATCTCGCGTAGGGAAAAAGTAAATATCAATGGAAACTTCTCTAACCGTTAAATCGTAGAATGCACGAGTGCTAGGTTCATCTTCAAGCCTACACTCTACATTCCTATTTAGTTTATCACTAAATAGCGATAGCGGTATTCCGTTTCTTCTCATATTCGACTTGCTATATCTTTTTGCTTTCATACTACTCTTTGATAAGGATGCGGTAGGGGAATAGTTGCCTACCCCCTACCTATATATAGAAATGTGCCGCAACACAATGACACCTATGTTATGATGGGTTGCTTGTTCTAAAGAACCCACCAAAAGACAACACTTCATCTCCACTAACTACATCGTCAATTATCTCATACGCACGATTGTATAGTTCGTTTTGCACTATAATCTATCGTTTGTAAAGAATAACTTGACTGTTTGCTTTTTTCGGTTTGTGGTTGAATTATTGCCATAGTAGAACAAAAGTACGAGCCACAAAGATAAACGATAGCACTATCTATGTCATTCAAAAGATTTTCGTCCTCTATCTTTACGCCAACTCTTTTTTCTACTTCTTTGATAGCCTTACCCATATATTCATAGGATTCTATTTGTGCATCAGGCAGTTGATTTTCATCAAGACCGCCCAATACACTTCTTATTCTATCGCTTAAATTTTCTTGTGGACTATACATATTGCTTTACTTAATTACGAAGGGTTTTTAAGGGTACGAAGTTGAACACCACCGTGAATACCAATGCTCATAAAGTTTGCAATTTCAGAGAATGTCATCATCTTGATTTGGTTTTCAATCTTGTTGTCGGTTTCTCTGATAGTGCCACCAATTTGCATAATTCTGTTTACACCATTTGCTACATTATAAACTGCAATCTTTGCTACATTGCCGCCCTTTGCAAGTTTAGCATTTTCAGAAATGATAACTTGGATATCTTCAAACTTGATTTGAGGATAACGAAGAGTAATGCTTTGAGGAGCAACTACACCATTCTTTACACCTAGGTCACTCAACACATTGGAAAGAGCCATTGCGCCATTAACATCGGTAATAAATCTATTGGGTGCTACGCCATAAGTATTATAATATTCAAATACAAGACCAAGAATATCGCTTGCACCAATTTTATTTGCAGTAGCAATAGTATAATCGCTTGCAACGGCGGCGGTGCCGCTATTGCCGTCACCAGAAAGGAGAACTTCAGTTGCTCTAACTGCTTGGCTCTTTGCAAGTTTCTTTGCAACGGTTTCAACCCAAAGTAGGAATACATCAATGGTGGTTTCAAGTAGTGCTTCATAAGGAATCTTCATCATTCTTGCATACTTATAAAGTCTGATAGAATTGTCACCAAGTACGATTTCTGCTTCGGGAATTGCTGCGCCAGCAGTAGTTCTCTCTAGTTCAGTGTTCTTGCCGTTCTTTGTGCCGTCTGCAAAATCAAAATACATAGCGGTATAGTTGCTACCAGCACTCATAATTGTAGAATTAATTAGAGCCATTAAGCCAGAATCTGCAATAACAGTTTTTCTAATAACTCTATCAACAACTACTTTAAATAGGTGTTCACTACCACCAATAGACATTTTGTTCGTGGGTAGTTGGTTTGCGCCGAGAACTTCAGCAACAGTAGATGCGCGTACACCTTTTTCAAGGTTACTCTTTAGACAAAGACCACGAGAGTAAAGAACTGCATCAAAACCAGTAAGACCCATAAAGTTTTCGTCTTGCAATTCGTTTGAATATTTTTCATTGATAAAAGCATCAATAGAAACATTATTTGCGTTACAGGTAATAAAATCTTCTTGTGTGAAATTAAGTCTTTCTACTTTCTTAAAAATCGTCATTTTTTCATCCTCCTACTTTTAGCCTACAATGTCAACAAATAGGTCGCCACTAGAAGAAGCCTTTTGAACTACCCATTTGCCACCAGTGCCTGTTGCATCGCTAGTTACTTCGCCGTTGTTTGTAACTACTAGAGTGTTAGTGCCTACTGCTACTGCGGTTGATGCAGGAATACCAACAACCTTGCCTGCGGTGAGCAATGTTCCCATATACTTGGTTTCTGCTCCACTTTTGCCTTCGATTTCCATAAGGAAGCCTGCAAGGGGAAGGGGTGAGTTGCTACTAGCAGCATAACCATACTTGTTGTCGCCTGTTAGTGCGACAGGAATACACAATCCATAGATTGCTTTTCGTGATGCCAAAAGAGCAAGATTTTCTGCTGAAATACAATTAGCATCAACTTCAACTGTTATAGTATTAAAACTATTCTTTACTGCCATTGTTAAATCTCCTTGTTAAATATTTTTTAGTATAAGTCTTTTGCTGTCGGCTGCGCCAATTTTTCAGCAATTTGTTCAGATGATAGGGTTTCTTCTGTTTTAGTCTTTTCTATTGCATTAGGTATTGTTCGCCTATTTGCATTTAGTACGATTTCTGCGGTTTGTTCCCATTCTTGCTTTTGGTCTTTTATATCTTCAATAGACATTTTAGATAATTTAGACATCTTTGCTTCTTTATTGAAGCTGTTACCAAAAGCCTTAATGCCACAAGTTACTGCTTCTTCAATCAATTCGTTTTTATATTGAATACCGATTGCTGCATATTTAGCAATTTCTTCTATTTCCATATCTTTGCAATCCGAGCCAAAAAGGGTTTCAAATTGTTCGTCTGTTAATTGAAGTCTGTATTCAATTTGTGTTTCGTTGATTATGCTGTTTTCAACATTTGAACAAGTTTCCGTATCATTGCTTGCTAAAGCTTCAATATCTAAATCAGCAACATTGTCATTACCATTGATATTTGCATCTTCTACTACTGACATTTCTTCGCTACCTCCTTTTATAGATTTTTCTATATCGCTCGGATTACACAAAACCAAAGTTTTGCCTCCAGTTGATAATTGAACATATATTTTAGAGTTTCTATTCAAATAAATACGCTCGCTTGTATCACTTAAATTTATTTTATCACATACACTTTCATTTTTCAAGTGGTTTTTTGAATTGTTTGAGAATTGTTGTGCAGAAAGTGTTGCATTGGGATATGCACCGTCATAAACTAGGCTATCTTCGTGCAAGCAAGTATTTGTTTGATTTTCAATTTCGGGGGCTTCATATTCAATATAGCAAGATTTAAATTCAACAGGATTTCCTTCTTCATCCCATTTTGTTGCATATTCATTTCCTGCTAAATGCTTACAACCGTCTTTTGAATATATATAATATGGTTTCCCACAAATGCTACATTTAATACTTTTTACATCGTTTGAAAACCCTACGCTAGTATCTGCCAAAGTGCCATCTTCTATTTTTTCTATTATAGCATTATTGGTAATACCTTCGTTGTTTTCGTTGCTTCTACGAATATATCTTTTTAGCCAAAGAGAGTTTTCTTCTCCACTTTGTTGTCCTTTTATGACATATCCGTCAAAAACCTTTCCAATAGGCATTGCAGAACTTAAAGGATTTCCTTCATTATGATTTAGCATAAAAGAAACGCCCTTTTTAGCATCTCGTGCCATTACTTCTAAAAACTCTTTTTTGGCTTTAACATATCTATTGGGAACAAGTTTATCGCCAAATGCTTGGCTTTCCAAAACGATAAAGTCATCTTTGGTTAGCCTTTCACTTTGTAAAAAGTTTTTCATTAAGCCCCAATCTTCATCAGTAGGCGTTCTAAAACTTTTTATTCCTGCCATCATTTATCTCCTTTTTGATTATTTTTTTGTCCTGTGGCGGCTAAACCTGCTTGTTCGGGAGATAGCCATCCATTGGTTTGTGCTGTTGTATAGTGGGTATCTTTTGCATTTTGAGCATTCCATTTTTGCAATTCGTTTTCAAAGTCAGTAGGTTTAAAGTCTAATTTTAAATAGCCTTGCTTGCCTATGCTTTGTAGCCAAAGATTTCCAACATTTTCTATCAAGCGTTTAATATCTCTTTGAATAGCATTTATTTGTTCAATAACTACTTTGTATTGTACGCTACCCCAAGTTTCAGTTGTGCCACGAACACGATTAAGTAAAATTGCCATCATTTTAAGACCATTCATTACTTGTGTGTCTGTCATATCGGTATATGCTCTAATATCTATACTTCTTGCCGCGTTGCTTGCTCCTGCCGTTTGATTTACAATAATACTATTATCGTGAATAAAATCTTGCATTGCAGTAAGCGAGTTTAATTGCGTGGTAATATCATTTATAGCATTTTCAATCGCTTCTTTAATTGCTTTTGGGTCGTTCTTTTTATTGTTGGGTAAACTTTCCCTAATTGCTTTTGTATCAATACTTATATCGTTTCTAGGATAGCCTTGTCTTGCAATAATAGCATCCATAGTAATATAAGAATTTATTTTAAAATCTATTGCAGAAATCGCAGCTTCTAGCATATATGTTCCGCGTGGGTCATCGGGTTTAGGGTTGGAAGGAACATAAAAAAGATTTGCTTTATCTAATGAAACTTGGTTTCCGTTTTCATCTTCTTGATAAATTTTCCAAACTACTTCGCCATTATTGTTTTCTGCCTTAAAAATAAAAGTGCTTGTATCCACTATGTATAAACGAGAAGGACGATTGTTTTTGCCTACAACAAATTCTACCGCCATACCATTTAGTACAATAGCACACCAAGCAAGTTGTTTTATGATTCCATCAAGACCTGTTTCAGATATATAGTTACAATTCCTTACAAAATTATTCCATTGTTCTAAAACATCTTTATCTATATTTTTTCCTTGTAAATCTACAAAATGAGTTTCAACGCCTTGATTGACAAGATTAACGAAAGACCAAACAGCCATAGAAAAGTCGCTGTCTTTATCTGCTAATAGTTTGCATTTAGCGGCTACTGTTGATTCGCCTCTTAATGCACCTAGTATATCTTCTTCATAAGAAGTATTGCTTGTTAGTTCGTCATTACTGTTTTGTATTATAGTTATTCTATTACCAATAGATAGCAATCTTTCGTTTGCTGAATCTACTATTTTAAGCCACTCGTTCCTTTTTTTAGGCGACAATAAAACCCTTCTCCAAAAAGAAGGTACTAAATTTTTCAATTCTAGTTTTTGAACTTGCATATTACCTACCTAATATCTTTTACCATAGGCGCATCTATTTGCACTAAAAGATGCGAACCTTGTGGATTTTTGTTGTTGCGTTATAGCACTTGAGTTTGAGCTACTCATTTTACCGCTATAAAAGTTATTATCTTCGCCATTATCTATTTTATCTTTGAGATAGTCATAATAAGCAAAGTAGCCTGCGGAAACTGTATCATCGTGTTCTCCGCTTGTCATATTTCCGTAAATTACTCTACCATTGCTACTTGTCTTAAATCCGTAATCTTCGTGTTCTCTAATCATCCTTTCGATATTATCATCAGTTTCATAGACTTTCATAAGACCTTGATTTATAGCATCGGTATAATTTTCTACAAGTTTGGCTTTTTCATTGCCTTGTTCGTTGTGTCCTTCGTTATACAAGCCACTTGCTTCTATTATATCATCCAAGCCACCTGCGCCTGTTCTTCCCCAATGAACACAAGCATCATTGTAATATTTAGATAACTTTTTTAATTCTTCTACTTGTCTAAAGTAGTCTATTTTTTCAAATATTACAAGTTTTTTTAATATGTTAGTGCCTTTTTCTCTAACCCATACAACACCGCCGTCAACATATTTAGCAGGGTCGTATCCAATAGAATACTCTGCATTTGGGTTTGGTCGCTCTATTTCAACTACCCATTTCATTTTATCTGCCTGTGTCGCAAAGTATGGGGTAGGTTGAACTACTTTTTCACGGAAGTTTTTGAACTGATTGCCGTTTTCGTCAGCAAATTCACCCAATATTTCTTCTTGATATTTGTTAGAAGAATATCTTATCTTTAAACTTTCTTCGTATGTTCTACTTTGCTTTACTACAAATATAGTATCGTCATAGCATATTTCTTCTCCATTGTAAAGTATGCTAGATATATCGTAGTATTCAGTCTTTACAAGAACATCCGCAAAGTCTTGTTTTTCTAGGTCGTAATGAACTTTAATTCTTTTAACTGCGGTTTTAGAATTATCTATACCGCCAATTAGGTTGAAAAATAGTTCAAATACTCCCCTTTCTTCTACAATATCATATTTTTTAAGAAATGTCAACAGGTTAATTCTAATGGTGTATGAGTTGCGTTTATGGCGTTTCCATTCTTCTTCTGGGTTATCCCACGCTGTTGCTCTTATGGTTTCAAAATCGCTATCATACGCACCACTATCTTTTATACCATACTGGCAAAGTTTATAAAAATATCCCCTGCCACGAGGAGAACTATTTATTAAGGCTATACCGCCTGTACCATTTATACCTTTCCCTTTACTTGACAATCTACGCTCGACATTCGTCCAAACGGTTTCTAGGTCAGGTATTCTTGCTGCTTCTGTTATCCAAGCAATATCAATAGCAACACCAACGAGTGCTTCTTCATTGAACGCAGACTTAAACTCAATTCTGCCGTTGTTTACTGTTTCTATCCATCTATCTCTTTTGTCAAAAGAAACATTTGTTATAATATCGGCAGGTAAAACTTTTTTTAGGTAACGCCAGTTTTGTTCTGTTTGAGTTTGCGTAGGAGCAATTACCCAACCAAAAACATTTATGCCGTCATCGTTTTGCCTATCTTCTTGTAACATTTGCAAAAACTTTAGCGTAAATTCGTGCAAACAAGCGTAGTCCTTACCACTACGCGAAGATGCTTGTGCTATTTTATATCTTGCTTGGCTATTGTGAAATTTTTGTTGCCACGGATATGGTTGATATTTACTTAAATCGGCGGTAACACTTTTATCTGCGCTTTTCTTTGCTTGTCTACCTTTCTTCATCCTACAAGCGTTACAAGTAGTAAAAGAAGTCCACCTATTTTGATTTTTAATATATGTTTGCCTAAATTGCTTGCCGCATTCTGTACAAATAGCAACAGGCTGTTTGTATTTTTCGCCTGTTACAATTCGCATTGTTGCATTATGGGAAGTTTCTAGGTCTGTTAATTTCATAATTAGTTATAGGTTATAGTTCCAAAGTTTGCTAGTATCTTAATATCTCTCTTTGAGTTTTTACCGCCAGTTTGAATTTGCTCTTGAAGAACAGCACGCTTATCCATAATAACACCAGCATATACTGCAAAGTTCTTCATAACCATAGAAAACTCTAAATAGTTTCCTGTTTCAAGTGCCTTTGCCATAGCCGCTTGTAAAACTTTTGTGGTATCTACTTCATTTATACCAGTTAAAAGGTTATCCATTGCCGTTGTCAATTTTTCAAGAAGTTTAATATTCTTAATGCTTTGGTCGGCTTTAGTAACCCTGCTTATTTGTGCTATTTGTTTTTCTATTTCTGCTATTTCAGCATATTTTTTAGAGTATTGGCTAAACTCAATATTGTTTTCTTTTAGTATGGTAGTGCTTGCTATTTCCGCAGTACCGTCATCACTTAAAATAATATCTTCGGGCTTTACTTCTATCTCAACATTAGACATAGCCGCTTCTCCTAAAGCGGTAAAACCTTCTGCTATTGGGCTTTCAATTCTTTCTTCTTTTCTTCTTCTACCCATTATAAGTGTTTCCTGTTTCCAATCTTGATTTCGTGCAATTCTGTTTTTGCAAACAATTTGTCGCTAAACAGGTATCTTCTTACATCATCTTTGTTCGTGAACTCGTCAATACACATATTTATAAAATCTTGTATTGTAAGTTCTTGCTCTGTAAAGTAATGCCATCTTGCTAACCCACTTAATACATTACTTGGAATTACTATGTCTTTATTTATATCAATATAGTCGCAAGCATTTAATATTTCAGGTATAAATTCTTTTGCAACATTTATTTGTTTTTGTTCTTGTAAAGGTTCTCCTTTTAGCCAAGCCTTAACTACATTTGCAGGAACATAATACTTATTATTACCTAATGCAGATTTCCCTTCATATATATATGGTAACAACGGCTTTATTTCTTGCGGTAATTTATTGAACCCATCTTGTGTAATACTATCGCTGTGGTCTAATATTCCTTCCCAATATTCTTTTTCTTCTTCAGAAATATCACAAGAAAATATTAAGTTTTTTATATTATATGCTCCGTTCTCAAACAATTCACTTGAGTGCGTTACATTGTCTTTTCTCATTTATTTGTTTTAACGGTCTTAATATTGCTAGACTTATTACCATATTGAGCATACGCAACTACTTCTTGTACAAATTCTTCCATATTTTTTTCAACATCGTCTGCGCCCATTCTAACAATGCTGTTGCCAACATCAATTTGTAAAGTACCACGTTGTTTATCCCATAATATTTTGTGTATGTTGCCTTCCTTATAAATCTCAATAAAAGTATTATCATTGTTTATTAAAACCATATTATATGAATACTCCTTAATAAAGTGCTAGCGGCTAATTTTACGATAAACCGCCGCCAAGTTTTATCAACCTAACAATTAAGAATGCACCGAGATTATTGTTTAGGAACGATTATGTGGATTGTGGAGGCAATAGTAAGAATCGAACTTACAACCAGTTGGTTACAAATCAACTGCTCTACCTTTGAGCCATATTGCCACAGATATAGATTTCAGCCTACACGATTTCATTTTAACAATATATTTTTCAAGAAACTAAAACCTATACCGCTTCGTTAGTGAAGAAACTGCAACAAATTCATCAAGAAGTCTTGTTGCTAACCCTTTTGTCTTGACAATTTTAATTATAAAGGCACTTTAACGCTTTGTCAATACAAAAAAGTAAAATTTTTATATTTTTATTTCTCCGTCATAGATTTTCTTTAATATTTCCAGTTTATCTACGCCGTATTTATATGAATATTCGCAATCTTCGGAAGGGCTTGTTTCCATAATTACATCATAAAACCACTCCAATTTAGCGAGTCTAAACTTTGCCTTGACTGCTTGTGAAACCTTTTTATCGAAGTCGCTACCATAATCTCTATAAATAACTTCGGTTTCTTCTATAAGTTTGTCAAACTCAAATATTTTTTTTCTGCACTCTTGCATTTCTTCTAATATTTGTCTTAAACATTTATCAGAAAATTCTTGTATTTTTTGCCTTTCTTTTTTTTCTTCTTCTTTTATGAACATTTGTTCTCTTATTTTTACAATTTCTTCCATACTCTCAAATTCATTAACTCCGCAATTAAAAATCTTGTCTAATCTATCTATTGCTTCTATTATAGATATGCTAAAATATTGTGCCGTGAAGTCTATAATATCCATAGTCCTTCCGCAACTAAAACAATGAACTCTGTTTTCGTGTACTATCATAGAAGGTGTTTTATCTTCGTGAAAAGGACACTTAATATACTTGCTATTGTTAGGTACTTTAAACCCTAAAAAGTTTAGCAAATCTGACATTGATACTTTGTCTTTTATTTTTTTGATTTTATTATATCCCATTTCTAAAAAGGTAATTTATTACCATCTCCTTTCTCTATTTCCAATATTTCGTTTATATTATTCTTTCCATTTTCTTTCAATATCTTTTCGGTTTGAGCCTTTGTTATTTTAGGGGCTTGCCTATAAGTTTGAGTTTCTGCATCATATACTATACCAATTATGCCATTTCCATTTCCTTTTGACTTAACGGTGTCTATAAACCCATCGCATTGGTCGAAGTCATATCCATTTATTGCAAGGTCTTTCTTAATATAGTCTAACTCTTTCGCTTGGTCTTTAGTAGGATACAATATATCTTTCCTATATATTATCCATACTCTATATGCTTTATTAGTTATATTAGAAGAACCAAAAGCATCTTGAATATTTATGCGCAGATTTTTTGTTTTATGCGTGTGCATTACAAGAACACCAAATATGTCTTGTTGTACAAAAATATTACGAAGTTTATTTCCTATGTTTGTTTGCTCTTGCCATTGGTTTGCGGAATTGTTGTCGATTTCCATTAGGTTATCTATAACCCAAAAGCGAATACCAAACTTCTTCCTAGCCATTTGTATTACTTCAATCATTGTATCAATATCTCTTTCTGGCTTTCTTACATCGAATAAAAAAACCTTGCCGTTGTACATACGATTTATTCTCTTTTCTGCTTTCTCGCTTACAAACCAGTCTACAATGTTTGTGTCGTTGCCTTTCTTGTCCTTATAGGTAATGCCTTCAAGTTCGTCTTTCTTACTACTCTGTTGCATTAGTAATTGCTTATAAGATTCCAATGAGTGTTCGCCTGCAAACACGCCGACCTTATAATTTTGAGAAACCGCGCTACGAATAAGTGAACTCGTAAACAAACTCTTACCTACATTCGTTGAGCCAAAGACTTCGGTTAGTCCTGTTTCTATTCCCTTGTTGAAGTAGTCCAAGTCGGGAAACCCTGTTAATACCCTTTCCTTGCTCTGCCTTATGTATGGTATATCTTCAAATTTGACTAAATAATTATCTAAACTTATCTCGCTCATATCCAATCACGCTCCGTTCCTACTTCTTCTTTTGGTTATATGCAATGCTGTTTGGTATTTCGTCATCTAGCCACTTACTAAAATATGGTATATATTTAATATCAATATCTCTTTCTTTCCAATTCTTAATACTTGCTACAAGTTTAACCCAAATCTCGTTGCCTGTGTCGCGTATTTCTTCTTCTTTCAAGCCATACACCTTATGCTCAAAAGTACGAAGTGCCTTTTCCCTTGCTTCTTTTATTGGGTAATTCTTCCATAGCGTTTCAAACACTTCCAAAGCACAAGCATCATTGCGTGTCTTTTCTACTTTCTTTGCGGAATTAGATTTTGGTGCTTTTTGCCTTGAGGGTGAAGGACTGCCCATTGCTATCGGTTGCATATTGCTCTCGTCTTTCAGAACTTCCGCAGTAGGTATTACTTCTTCGGGAAGCATATATATTCCTTCCGAGTCTGTTGTAAGCAATGCTTTCTCATCTTTATATATCGTTGACAAGTACCTATCTACGCGCAAATAGTTATTCAACTTCCAATGCCTTATTGCAACTATTCCGCTCTTGAACCCGATAACATATCCATTAGAAACAAGCCACTCTAGGTCGTTCTTTTCTGTTGCTGTTATGCGTGCTATTGTGTTTGGGTTTCCGACAAATCCATCATCGTCTGCGTTCATACATAAATGAAAGTACAAACATTGTGCGCTGTGCGGTAAACACATAAACCTATCACTTTCCGTGATTGCTTTGTTAAACATTCTTCTCTGTGCCATTTCCTTTCTCCATTCGCTCTGCTATTCCCATTAGCATAGTGGTTATTTTTTTCTGCCTTGAGAACGAGAGAACTTGTATTTTTTTCGTTCTTCTATCAAGGTGCTAACCACCACACCTACGATAGCGTGTTTCCATAGTAACCCACCATAACCAATTCTGTCAACCACTTGATACCTATGTTTTACCTTAATTTTACACCAAAAGTGCCTTTGGTATACCCAGTATAGTTTAGTTTATAGTTAGTATAAAGTTAGTATAGAATATCGAGAGTATATTTTATTTATATAAATATAAAAAAACATACTCTCTGTTTTGCGCGTACGCGCTAGAAAATATATTTTTTGTCTATTTTTGCTCACTCAAATTTGAGTTCGCTCTTTGGCAAATACGAACAAAAGTTCATATTTGCTATATCGTATATACTTTCAGTTCCTACCCAAACATAGAGATTTACTACACTTTTTTATTTTTCTTTGCCTTGAGAAGGAATAACTGTGTACCTATTATCTACTCCTCAAGGCACTCATATACAAAGCAATTACTCATACTTTGCCCATTTCGAGTTCCTTAACCAATTTTACCGACCTACTTATAGCTATCCCATCTCCCTTACTTTTATCCTTTTCATCCCTTTTAGCACGCACATACGCACGCGCATTTTAGGGCGTTTTTCCCCACAAGAGTACCCTTGCGGCTTTTGAGATAGGCATCCCCCCGTACCCTTGCACGCGTGCGTTCCTTATATCGTTATCAATAAATTGTATAACAAAATTGCTATTTTGTAACACAAAAAACAATATTTTTTTGCAATTACTTTATACAAAAAATTGCATAAAATACGCAAAAAATGTATATTTTATGCATAAAATAGTGTATTAAGAAACGCGTTTTGTCGTTTAATTCCACTAAACTTTAGTTTAAAAATACTAAACTTTTAGCCTATCGTAAAGGTAAAAAAATAGTAAAAAATCAAGCAAGTATACCGCGCTGAAAGTATGTAAAATAATGTAAAAAAGTGTAAAGAATTGTAAACGAACAAACGACATAAAAATACATATATGGTACGAGCGAGCGCACGAGATTTCGCCTTTGGTAAAAAAAAAGTAAACCAAAAAAAGTTAACAAAACAGCACTCTGCAAACAAGAAATTTTAAAGTTTTTATTATTTATGTATATAAATAATAACTTTGGCAAAAAATAAAATTATCAAAA